AGCACCTGAGTCAATTCCAACCTCACCGCTCTATGCACAAGTAGCACGAGAGTTTACTTTGCCCTCAGCAGGCGAATACATGGCAGCACTTCACGCAGGTGGCCAGACTTTTGCAAATATAAACAAAGCAGTTGCTGATTACACAGCATCAAAGCGCACAAACATTCAGGCCGCTGCTGGCGACGTGATTACAACTGACACACCGGGTCTCTTGCCAGTCCCCGTGTTGGGCCCACTTGTGCAAGACCTCAATTTTCTCCGCCCTGTTGTAGAAGCATTGGGAGTTCGTGCCTATCCAGATAACGGACAGCAAAAGACATTCGTGCGTCCAACCATCACAACTCATACCTCAGTAGCGGCTCAAAGTTCTGAACTTGCAGCAGTATCAGCAACCACGATGGTTATTGCTTCAAACTCAGTAACAAAGACCACACTTGCTGGTCAGGTCACATTGAGCGCACAAGATATTTCATTCACGAGCCCTGCAGCAATGCAGTTAATCTTGAATGACCTTATGGGTGAATACATGATTGCATCTGACAACCTTGCAGCAGACAACTTGCTTACAGCAGCATCAGCATCTGGTGTTTGGGACTTGTCAGTAGCAGACCTTTTGAAGAGCGTTTACGACTCAGCAGTGGACATTTCAAATGGCCGCAACTGGACACCAACGCACATGTTCGTATCTCCTGACGTTTGGGGCCAACTCGGACAACTTGCAGATACAACTGGCCGTCCAGTGTTCCCATTCATTGGTGCAGGTTTAACAGGTCAGAACGCCCTTGGAAATGCATCAGCATCTTCGTGGAACGGAAACCCACTAGGTTTGCAACTTGTCGTAGATAGCAACTTTGCTGCAAAGACAATGATTATCACACGAGTAGGCCAAGGCCAAGGCGATGCTTTCGAGTATTATGAGGCACCTCAATCCCTCATGAGTTTCGAAAACCCATCAGTTTTGGGCAGGACAATGAGTTTCCATGGGTATGTAAGTACCTTCGCAAGTATCCCCGGCATGATTCGCAAAATCACTCAGGCTTAGTCCGAAAGGCGGTAAGCCGCCATGGCTACATACGAGATTATTTTTAACCAACGCATAGACAACTATGCAGTGGTTCAAACTCTCACAGATAACGACGTAGTAGTCGGTGAGTCCATCACCGTCTCAGGTCTTGGGTCTGGGCTAAACGGAACCTTCACTGTTTACGCCCAGCCTCAGTACCTATACATGGGTACCGACTCTGACGGCAACCTCATTTTCGATGCGTATGTACCAATCCCTAACCAGGTGATGTACTACGACGCAGACACAGACCTTGACCGTGTTGCTGTGCAGCCCCCTGGCACATTAACTTTTACCCAGACCTGCACATGGATTACAGCAGCACAGTTGCTTACATACATGGGCGTGGAAATTACAAACCCCAGCGATGACTACACCCTGCTAACACAGGCAGTGTCAGCCAGTAACGCATTCTGTTTTAGACGCAGGCAAGAGTCCGGCTATACAGGTGACACCCTTAGCACCCCAACCACCAGTGGTGACGTCATCCTTGGCACCTTGATGTATGCGGCAGCCCTATGGCGTGCCCGTGGCAGCGTCCAGGACACCTTTGCTACATTTGACGGAATGGGCTCTGCAAGCGTCTCAGCGATGACTCCAATCATTAAGCAACTTTTGGGCATCTCACGCCCCCAGGTGGCGTAGTGGCTTACACAGACCTTCTGAACGAAGCCATAGATGATGTGGCAGCAAAGATAGCCACAATTTCAGGGCTAAGAGTTGTAACAGACCCCACAAAGATTGTGCCCAACTGTGTATTCATTGACGCCCCATCGTTCACCACCTTTGCCGGCAACGGCAACATTCTTAACGTGACCTTCCCTATTAAAGTTTTAGGCTCTGGCCCTGCAGGTCTCCCCGTCTTGCGTCAGTTGCTAGACACCACAGCCAAAGTAATTTCGAGCAATGTCATAGTAATGAACGGCCAGCCAACGGCCTACCTCATAGGCGGTGCCGAATACCCTTGCTACGACCTAGTAGTATCTATACAAGCACAGACAGCGTAAGGCAGACCATGTTCACAATCATTTCCCCACGAATCGGAACACCAGGCGACAAGTTTGAACCATCCGAAGAAACCAACATTGACGCCCTCATTGAAGGCGGCTTTATCAAATCCGACAAAACACCAACCAAATCTGCTAAAACAGTAGAAACATCTCCAGAGGAGTAACTCACATGGCTACCAGCACTTACCTTTCCAACCCATCACTAACTGTTAATGCAGTTGATTTGTCAGACCAATGCACATCAGCAACACTTACTGTCAAGTTTGACGCTCTTGAAAGCACTGCCTTTGGTGGTACTTCTCGTGTCTATACAGCAGGTCTTGGAGACCACGAACTTGTCTGTGAACTTTTCATGTCCTATGCGGCCACTGAGACTTATGCAACTTTGGCTGCTCTTGTCGGCACAGCAACCACAGTGGTTATGAAGCCAACGTCAAGCGCTGTCGGCGCAACCAACCCATCGTTCACTTTGACCGGCACATACCTTGAAGCATTGCCAGTCATTGACGCAACACTTGGAGAATTGTCAAGCATCTCGCTTACATTCCGTGGCGGCACTTACGCTGCTGCAGTCGCATAACAAAACAAACAAAGGAAACCCGACATGAAACTAGAACTTCGTGCTGACATGGGCGAAGGCCCATTCACAGTAACCACCAACCTCTGGTGTGTCACCCAATGGGAACGCAAGTACAAAACCAAAGCCTCAGAGATGGCCAACGGTATCGGCATTGAAGATTTATCTTTTCTTTGCTGGGCTGCTTGCCAGACTCATGGCATTGTTGTACCTATCGTGTTTGATGACTTCATTAAAAAACTTGTCAGCCTAGAAGTTGTATCTGAGGACACAGACCGCCCTTTCTCCGAGGCACCTACCGACATTCCCTAGCGGCGGTGCTGGTAGCCACAGGGTTCTGGCCACATGAGATAGAGTTCACCAATGACGACCTCTCGACAGTCATCAAAATGATAAATGAAAGTCGAAAGTAATGAGTACAAGCGTTCAAGTTTTAGGTCTTAAAGAGGCACTAAAAGAACTGAACCGCATTAACCCATCTTTGCGCCGTGAAATAACACGAGACTTTAAAAAGATTGTGGAGCCGGTAATTACACAGGCAGAGACAATGTTGCCATCCGGCGCACCCCTATCAGGCATGGCACGACCATGGACAGGGAACTCCGGCGTGGACATCATGAGTTGGCTAGACGACCGAGTAAAGAAAAACCTTAAAGCCTTTACAAGCGGCAAGGCAGTGCGTGACGCACCTAGCGGCTTCCGTCAGAACCTTGGCATCTTTGGCATCCGTTGGGCTGGCCCCCAGGCCACAATCTTTGACATGGCAGCAGAAGGAACATTAGGCACAAACCTAACCAATACCTATGGGCAGCCTTCCCGTGTTCTCTACAAGGCTTACAACGCTGCTAGCGGTGACGTCAATCGCCAGGTCACTGACTTAGTAAACAAAGTAATGGAATCTACAAACAATGCCATGAGGATTAAATGAGCGTAATTCTTAACATCATTGCCGCCTTCGACGACAAGGGAATAAAAAAAGCCGAACAGGCATTTAAGCAACTCCAAAACTCTTCGGACAAGGCCCAATACGCAATCACTAAGGCTGCCGTACCTGCTACGGCTGCTCTTGCTGGCCTTGCTGCCACAACAGTTGTCTTTGCTAAAGCGGCTGCCGCAGAGGCTGGCCAGATGGCTTTGCTTGCTACACAGTTAAGAAACTCAACCGGCGCAACCGCAGAACAATCAGCCGCCGTAGATGCTCAATTAGTGGCACTGTCTCGTGTATCGGCCGTGGCAGATGACGAACTTCGTCCGGCTCTGGCCGCTTTGGCCATGGGTACAAAAGATGTTTCTAAATCCCAGGCTCTACTTTCGACGGTCTTAGACGTCTCCGCCGGTACAGGCAAGTCCGCCACTGATGTTGCCATGGCATTATCTCGTGCGTACCAGGGAAACTTTAAGGGGATTAAATCGCTGTCTCCAGAGATAGCCCGAATGGTTAAAGACCACGCTTCATTTGCTGACATTGTTAAAGTCCTTAATACGCAGTACGGCGGAATGAATCAGACCTTTGCGGACTCTGCTGCTGGTGGTTTTGCAAAGATGCAGATAGCCCTGGACGAAGCCAAGGAATCTATTGGTTTAATCCTTTTGCCAATAGTTGTCAAAATGGCTGATGCCTTTCGAATGTTTGGTGAATGGGCGGAAAGTAACAAAGCCCTAATAGTTACCTTGGGCCTCACTTTTGGAATACTTGCTACAGGTCTAATAGCCGCCAACATAGCCCTAAACGCCTGGAAAGCAGTAGCCCTGATTACCACTGGTATTAACTACGCTTTTGCTCTTTCGCTTACTGCAGTTCAGGTAGCAACAGGCATAGGCATTGGTGTTGCTTTGGCTGGAGCCGCAGCCTTTGTAGTTATTAAAAACAAAATGAATGACGCTCGTGGGGCAGCACTTGACCTTGCTAACGCAAACGTAATCGCCATTAACAGCCAAAAAGATTTAAATAAGTTTATTGGGCCAGTCTCTTCACGAGACTTTGACACCTTTAAGCGCAACGCCAGGTCTTATGCCTCAGAACTTGCTGCCCTTGGTGCCTACACAGATAAGTCCACAGACAAACAGACCAAGGCTGCTGTTGCTGCCGCTAAAAAAGCCGAAGCATTGCGCAAAGCCAAAGACGCAGCCGAAGCCTATAAAAAAGAACTGCAAGACTTAGCCCAAGTAATTAAAGACAAATTAAACGTAAGACTTGACGATGCCAAAGACAAACTTAAAGCAGCGCAAGACGCTTTCGACAACTATGCCAAGAGCGTTGGCTCTTCTGTTACTGAGGCTTTTAACTTTGGTAATGCTCAGTCAGACGCTGCTGGTAACGCTGCAGACCTTAAAGCCGCATTGGCTAAACAAGCAGAAGCACAAGTAAAAGTAAACGATGCTTACAATAAATGGAGTGGCTTCCAAGACAAAAACAACCTAGATGCCCTGACAATTTCGCAGCGTGAACTGGCTGCAGCAACTGATGATGTAGCGATTGCACAGGCTAAGCCAATGACGTTCTTTGAGAACTTGGCTAAACAGGCTG